CAGCGTGACTATCAAGGACTCGGTCAACAAGAAGAAGTACTCTCAGATTTGGGAGGACAACATGACCAAGTGCAACAAGCCCAAAATTACCAATCACACCGCAGCAACCTCGAGCGTCTCTATAACTTTTGTTCCTGACTGGGAGCGTTTTGGTATGACCAAGATGGACGAGGACATCTACAAGATTATTGAAAAACGCGTATGGGACGCAGCCTTTTGTACCAGTGCCAATTGCAAGGTTTCCTTCCAGGGCTCTGAGATCAAGTCACCAACCCCTGAGCAGTACATGAGGATGTTGACCCCTGGTGCCGAGGACGTGGTCACTGTTTCAACCCCCCGATGGACAGTCTGTGTAGCCCCATCTGATTCTGGGTTCCAGCAAGTTTCATTTGTGAATGGTATCTGCACAACCAAGGGTGGAACGCACGTCGATTCGGTTGCCAACCTGATTTCACATGGCATTGTTGATGATTTGGCCAAGAAGATTAAGCTCCGACCTCAGCAGGTCAAGAACACCCTGTTTGTGTTGGTGAGGGCAACCCTGGTCAACCCAACCTTTAGCAGCCAGATCAAGTCTGAGTGTACCCTAAAGTCGCAAGAATTTGGGAGCAGATTTGAGCCACCTAAGAACTTTATCAAGAATGTCCTCAAGACTGGGGTCCAGGATGAAGTTCTGGCATTATCAAAGGCTCGTGAGGAGAAGGAACTCAAAAAGACTGATGGTGCCAAAAAGTCCAAGATTACCGGCATTCCCAAGCTTGACGACGCCAATTGGGCCGGCACTGCCAGGTCTGATAGGACCACCCTGATTATCACAGAGGGTGACTCTGCCAAGACATTGGCTATTGCTGGCCTTTCTGTTGTTGGCCGTGATGCGTATGGGGTGTTCCCATTGCGCGGCAAGTGTAAGAATGTTCGTGATGCAAGTGCCAAGCAGCTGATGGACAATGAAGAGTTTAACAATCTCAAAAAGATTCTAGGACTTCAACAGGGCAAGGTTTATTCTTCAGTAAAAGAGCTTCGCTATGGAAAGTTGATGATTATGACTGATGCTGATAATGACGGAAGTCACATCAAGGGTCTTGTCATCAATATGTTTCACTACTTTTGGCCGAGCCTTTTGGAAATTGGTTTTGTAATCTGTATGGTTACCCCAATTGTCAAGGCTACAAAGGGCAAGCAGCAGAAGTGGTTCTTCACTGATTCTGCATTTCGGACTGATGAATCGAGCAATCCAGGGGGTGGCTGGAAGGTCAAGTACTACAAGGGTTTGGGTACCTCAACTTCTGTAGAGGCCAAGGAATACTTCAAGAGTATCGAAAAGCTGACTGTTGGATTTGAGGTTGACGAGGAGACTGATAACTCTGTGGTTTTGGCATTTGACAAGACCCAAGCTGATGCTCGAAAGCTGTGGCTGACTAAGAACTCGAGCGGTCACGAGGAGATCAAGTATGGCTCTATCAATTCCTTGACCATTACTAGTTTCATTCACAATGACCTGGTTGATTTCAGCTTGGCTGATGTCAAGCGTTCAATTGCTCATATGTGTGATGGTTTCAAGCCTTCTCAGCGCAAGGTTCTATTTGCCTGTTTCAAGAAGAATCTGAAGGATGATATGAAGGTTGCACAACTGGCAGCCTATGTGTCTGAAACAACCGCCTATCACCACGGCGAGGTTTCATTGGCCGATACGATTGTCAAGATGGCGCACGACTATGTCGGGTCGAACAACATGAATCTCCTGTATCCTTCTGGGCAGTTTGGCACACGTCTAATGGGTGGAAAGGATTCGAGTCAGACGAGGTACATCTTCACGAGGCTGATGCCTTATGCTCGTCAAGTGTTTGATCCTGCTGATGACGCCGTGCTCAAGTATCTAACTGATGATGGCAAAACGATTGAGCCAGAGTACTTTGTACCGGTTCTACCCCTTGTTCTCGTCAATGGCACAGAGGGTATTGGCACTGGTTTCAGCAGCAATGTTCCGCCATTCAATCCTGATGACATCAAGGACAACATCAGGAGGGCCCTAAAGGGCGAGTCAATCAAGAAGATGACCCCTTGGTTCTCGGGGTTCAAGGGGGCTGTGGTGGCCAGTGGCGATGCCTGGGTGGCTACAGGGGTTTATTCCAATCGCAAGGTTACAGAGCTTCCACCAGGCCTGTGGACCCAGGACTTCAGGGAGCACCTTGATGGCCTTGTTGACAAAAAGGTTATCAGCGGCTACAAGAACAATTCCACAACCGAGTCTGTAGACTTTGAGATTGAGGGTTACAGCGGGAAGGACCCCATCAAGGACTTCAAGCTGGCCAAGACCATCAGGGTGAGCAACATGCACCTGTTCCACCCCAAGCAGGGCATCAAGAAGTACCAGTCTGCGGAGGAGATCTTGGTGGACTTTGTGGAGATTCGGCTCGACTACTACAAGAGGCGCAAGGCGCACCTGAAAAAGCGGCTGGAGCAGGAGGTGGTCACCCTAACAAACAAGGCTGCATTTGTTCAAAAGGTTGTGAATGATGAGATTGTCATCTTCAAGCGCAAAAGGAGCAACCTTGAGGAACAGATTGCCTCTCACGGCTTCAAAAAGGTTGATGGCAGCTACGACTACCTGCTCAACATCAAGACGTACCAGTACACGGAGGAGGCTATAGAGGCCCTGCTTGGGGATTCCGTCGCCAAGCAAAAGGAGCTGAAGGACCTCGAGGCAACCTCGATAATTAGGATGTGGGAAAATAACCTGCTAGAATAGTAGACAATGGCCGGAAGCGCCGCTGTAATGTCACTTAATGCCGTTGGGCGTCAAGACGAATACTTTGACGGCGAGGATTCTTTTTTTGATTTCAATCAGAGTAGGCACTCAAACTTTACAATCTATCAGCGTTCCACCAAGATAAAGAAACCCGCGACCACAACCTCTGCGACGTGGCCCTTTGGTGAGACCATTCAGGTCAGGTTGAATCCTCAGAATATGGGTGACCTTTTGTGTAACATGTATTTGAAGTGCACATTGCCACAAAACAACGTAGAAGGTGTCGCGTTCGAATACGCAGCTGACGTTGGCAAGGCTCTTATACAGACTGCAGAGTTTAGGGTTGATGAGTACGAGCTGGAGACACTCTACACGGATTGGTCAGTCATCTACAGCGAGCTTTATCTAACGGAGGAGGAGAAAGAGGGTCTCAAATTTCTTGACAACAACGGTCAGCCAAGTGGTAGCCTGCCCGGGGAAACAAGTAACGGGATGAAACTTTTTGTGCCGCTGTACTTTTTTTTCGGGAGAAGGCATTCATCCCAAGACTTTGACAACAAGCTTTTGAGTGACAAATACTTCAAGCCATATTTCCCACTGTGTGCAATCCACAAGCAACATATATTCTTGAACATTACATTCAACAACACGTCATTCTTTACAGATCCTACAACAAATGTGGAACTCCCTCAGTTTGAGATTGTGACAGAGGAGGTTACACTGACACCCACTGAGAGGTCATACATCATAAACAACAAACAGTCCATAACAACCGAATTGATGAGGAGGCAGAGCCCAATTGATATCGACTCGTTCTTTGTGGAAGCCAAGAACAATCTGGTTCCTAGGATTCCAGTAAAGACACTCCACTGGTTCTTCAGGCGGGATGAATTTGAGAAGAACCCAGCCGAAATTGCCAATCGCTTCAACTTTGGTAACTATTACAGTGGCCCAACAACATCTAATATCTATGCCCAAGCCGAGAACCCAATCATGTCTGATGCCGAACTCTTTGTAAATGGCACCCAGAACCTTGGATTTATGGAGAGTGATGCTAGAAATTCAACGTCCACAGCAAATTATTTCAAACACCAAGTTCCATTTAAAGTGGGGTTATCTTCACCTCTGAGAAATATCTACACATACTCATTCAGTCTGAAACCAAAAGACCCATTGCCAACTGGAGCTTTGGATTTCAGTCAACTGAATTCAGACAAGACATTTTTATTGGCTTCACTCCTGGAAACAGGAAAGGATTCAACGGCCACTACAACAAAGAATGAAAACAGCGTCATAGCGACAGTTACAGGTACTGTTCAAACCACACAGTCTGGTACAACCCTAACAATTACAGCAACCGCAAACTGCTTGTCGACTATTAGCATCTACCACAACGATGAAAACCCTCAATACACAGATAATGATCCCGAACTTTCAGCTACAATAACACCTTCTATAACAGATATTAACAATGAGATTTATGTAGTAGCTTCAAACGTACAGAACGGAACCGCAACAACTTCAAATATATCCCTTATAAAGCCACCTTTAGTATACAAATATCACCTGTACTACACTGGCTATCAGACCCTAGAATTTGAGAATGGCTTTGTGAGCCCTACATTTTCGACTTGAGGAGCTCCCTGTTGTTCTTGATATAGTCTATGATGTTGTTGGTGATACACCACTTGATAAAATTCAACTGGGCAACGGTGGTGATGATAGTATCATCAGTTCCCGGGATTGTAAACTCAAACTTGTTCGACCTGCAAAACGGGTCAAAGAGCTTCTTGCTGTACCCATCAAGGCTGGACTTGTACGCGCAGTGGACACTGAACATCTTCCCATCTCTTGTTGTGTATGAAACATTCTTATTCTTGGAGTAATTTGTTATGAACCATTCTAGATTCCTCAAAGAGATCCCACTTTTCTTGTCCAAAATGTCTTTGAGGATTTCAGAGTTTTTGCTGTCCGAATAGAACTGATGTACAGAATTGAGAAGAGTTTCAGAACGACTCATCTGTTATCTACTAATAAATTAAAATCTATAACTGGCTTCTGATAACTTGGTGGTGCCGCGGAGCACGCCGGACATCCCTCCTGATACAAAGGTGGAACACTATGGTTGTGGCAGAGGCTTGAACTGCTCAAAACCTTGATTGGGCTGAGCTTTTTCTTTTGATGCTGGTGTATCCCGCAGTACCCACCGTCTTTCGCTTTGTGTTTGCAGCGATGCCCATTGGCATTTACACCCAGGCAAGATGTCTTTTCTGGCTCGACATCTGGTGTTATAACAGACGCGTCTCGCAGAAGCAGGGAGATAGGGATTCGATAACTCTCTGCAATCCTCCTTGCAAACATTGTTATCTTTTCATTGACGCGTTTCTCAACCTCGGCTTCAAACAGCTCTATGAGCTGCTCACTCATCCTTAGTGTTATTTTGCTCGAATTTTTTAAACATATTTTTGATGGAGGATTCCTCCTTCGCCTTTCGCGTCCTTTTCTTTGGAAGCATGCTGCTGAAGATTTCCTCCTTGGGGTTTTTAACCAAAGGCTCCAGCAGGTCACATACTGGATTCATAAACTTGTTCTCCAGGTAGTACTGATAATCCAAAGGCACACTGTTCTCCCTGGCATACTTGGGGTCCTCAGACTTTTCAAACGCCCTAGCCTTCTTGTTGCCCGTGTCGGTCAAAACATACTGAACACGGTCACCAGACTGAGGCTCCGATCCGGGCTCACGCTCACGCATCTTGTTGCGAACCTGAACGTGTGCCATATTGTCACTCTTGTAAGTGTCTGCCAACTTTTGCGAAAGGATCAACTTTTCCATAGGAACCTCACCCCCAACAAGTTCAGCAGCCCGCTGCCTCGCCAAGGCAATGGCTGCGTCTGGGTTGTTGGACTCCAAGATGATGTCCAAGAGTTCCGTACAAACCTCGCGGACGTGTGGAGTGTTGTCACGCCTCACAACCTGAAGCCCCTTGATGTCAATATAATCCATCTTCATCTTGCCATCCTTACCCTTTGTCCACAGCTTGGCCGCGTAGCGCTTCTTGCTGTAGAGGAAATACGGATAGTAAACCTTTTCAAGCTCAAGATCATTGGGCTTCTTGAAAAGGGCGGTGCACTGCTCAGCAGCCTGCTCACCAAGCTTCCAACTATGCTCTAGGGCTTGTTCGGGAGACATACCAGCGGTGTCAAACTCGACCATCACTGAATCAGTATTGTGGACTATCAACTCACCTGGACCAACGTGGAAATGATGTGATGAAGTCGTCAAATCATACACATACTGCTCAGTCTCGCCAAGATACTCAATCTTCTTGATTATGGTTGGATCCTTTCTCTGTGTAGATTTCGTCCAGGTCTGTCTAAACACATTTAGCTTGTCTCCGCGCGTGTTAAGACTTACATTGTAACCAAGACGTCTACCCAATAATTGAAGACCCATTGTACCCTGCTTACCCTTGCAATCCATCCTTGTGTCAGCCATATAATAGCCATCAACAAACGCTTGAACAACTTCAATAGGTGCATTAAGGATACAAGATGGCACAATCTTCTCCCTTGCTTCGTTGTAGAACAGGTTGCGATAATCCTTGACATCGCCACACGCATTCAACTTGTACACACCACTGCTTTCCAGGGTGTCATATATTTTCGTATCAAATGGACACAGACCCTGCATCTCAATAAGATAATCAAGGTTTGAGTTGTTGAGAGCCCAAGTGAATTTACTCCCATAATGACCACACGAACCATCTCCAAAGAAGAAACCCATAACCTTGGCTTCATCAACATCAACTGTCATATCAATAGAATCAAACGCATCAAGTGTGTTACCATGAAGCAACTTTGTACCGACAGTGACATCAGTTGGTTTAATCATAGATGCATTTTGGTCTAGGAGACTATGATCCTCAGTACAATCCACAACACCTGTATGGGTAAGAACGCGGAATATCTTCTTTGTAGTCTTGTGGCGGATGACTCTTTCAACAGGTGTAAATCCATTTTCAGTCCAGACTTCATAATTGCCTGGGAATGACTCCTTACCACCATCAGCATAGTGATACTCATTGGTAAGCTCATCTATCCGCTTTGTATGAATAGAACCATCACTCAGCTTGATTAGGAGTGGTGTATCACCAGTTACAGAATCCCCATACCTCACCTTGGCACCCTCAAAGTTTGCCTCCACGTAGTTCTTGGTCTCCTCAATCATACTGCGACCCTTTGCCGTAACAGTTGAGGCGATCGGAACACAGGGGAGCATACCCTTTCCAGCACCGGTGAAGCCATAGACCGAGTTCATAGAAATCTTGTAGGCGAGCTGCTTGCCATTGTAGACATCCTTCATAACACCTGTAGACCTTGCCATATCCTTCTTGGCTTGGCTACGGAAAGCCTTGAGCTCCTTGAGAACCGAGGGCAACAGGCTGTCCACATTCTGAGCAAACCTGTAGGTCTTTTCCCCAATCTCAAAGCTCTCATACTCAACCCCAGGAACATTCTCATACTTGGGATCCATAACCAACGTTGAGTAGCACAGGTTGTGCGCCATCATAATAGACGGATACAGACCCGCAAAATCTAGGGCTGTGATTGGGGTGTAGTAGGCACCAGCCTGAGCATCCAGAACTGTTGCACCCTCGTAGCTATCACTCACAATCTTGCCCCAGCGAATGGTTGGAATCATATATCGAAGCTCCCGAGCCTTCCGAGCCATCTGGCTGAACACCTTGATCTGCTGACCGCGCTCCGACAGATAGGACAAAGGAACCCACGTCGCCTTGGCCATCTCAATCAGGTTTAGCAGGATGCAGAGCTTGTCCAAAAGGCGGTGAGGGAGAATGGTATCCTTGATACAGTACTCGGCAACCTCTCGGAGCTTGACTGGATCCTCCTCACGGAACCGAACAAACATCTCCTTTGGAGACATATCAATCTTGTGGTCACCCAGATATGTCTCGGCAACAAAATCAAGCTTGTAGCTGTCAAGCTTCTTCTCGCGCTTCACCTCGTGAAACAGGTCAAAGATATACCGACCGGTCATTGGCAGCAACTTCATCAGATTGTCACCCAGAGCACTTGATGAAAGCTTCTTGTAGACAAAATCACAACGCTGGTTCTTCAACTTTCCAAGCTCAAAGAAACTCGCAGGGCACTTGCAGATGATTGCACGCTTGTAGATGTACTCCAAATCAAATCCAAAGATATTCCAACCAGTCATAATATCAATGTCGTGTTTGAAAAGGTACTCCTTGAAGCCCATAATCAGGTCTCGCTCAGTCTCATAGTTGATGATATTGCAACCCTCCAGGTTGGTATCAGTTTTCTTGTAGCATAGGCAGGTCTTGTCATACAACTCAGACTCACCTAGGCGCTTGAGTGTAAAGGCAATCTGAAAGCACTGGTCACCCTCAATGTCAGCCTCAGGAAACTTTCCAGTAGAGCTATAGGTTTCAATATCAAATGAAGCCACAATGAAGGGTGCGTTCCCATCCTTTGAATCAGCCTTGAGGGTTTTCCAGTCGTTACAGAACAGGTCAATGTCAACGTTGGCCAGGTGCGAGCGGACACAGTTGTCACCAGTCTCAAGCCAGCCGGTTGATTGGATACCGGACCGGTGCATCAGCCGGAGCATTGGCTCGACATTTGATTCGTACACCTTCATAGCATAGGTATCACCCTTCAAAGGACGGCTGAGCTTGCGATCACACTTTTTCATATTTTCAAGAGTTGCAAAGTTCAACTTCATGAAGGGAAATTCTGCATTGTTCTGAAATCCCCAAAGGTCCTTGGACTTTACAGGCTCATAGCTCTCAGCAGCACCACCACACGCATCTTGAATCTTCTGGAACAAAAAGCTGTCACTCGTCCTCGGGGGAACCTTTACAAAGAAGTATGGCTTGAATGGCGTGGTTACACAGACCGACTTGCCATCCGCAGCCCTGCCAAATATGCTAATAAGGTATTCATCGTCCCCATCTCGAGCTTCCCACGAGAGAGCCTGAAACAGCACCATTGCGTATATAACGCCTGTAATTTTTAATATCAGTTTTATATAAAAGATGTCAGGGGCACTGGTCGATCTCGTCTCAAAGGGTGTTCAGGATGCCTACATAACCGGTGAGCCACAGGTGTCATTCTTCCGCCAGAACTACAAGCGCCACACAAACTTTGCTATGCGCCCAGAGGAGCTCAACTACATTGGCACCTTTGCGGCAAACAATGAGGTGACTATAAAGATCCCTTCAAAGGGTGACCTCCTCAGCTACCTGTGGATTGAGGCTACAGGCATCAATGACAAGGCTGACAACAGAAACAACGCAAGCATCATCGAGGATAACGATTCAACCCTTTTCGAGTTCCACCTGTATATTGGTGGTCAGAAGGTTGTGACCTTTGATTCGTTGTATCTCCAGGGTGTCCACGAGCTTCTCTACCGCGGCAATCAGGCTCGGGTTTCGTGCGCTGGCACCACAAA